TGTCGGAGATGGTGCATTGGTCCATTCAACTGCGCTTAATGCATTTAACGTACCGTATTTCCAGTACGTACCTTTTCCTGTCCCGCTTGCAGAATTCTCAAGAGCATTTCTAACCTGCACATTGGTAAACGATGGTGATTTTGCCCACACCAACGCTGCTGTACCTGCCACATGCGGTGACGCCATAGAAGTACCGACCATAATTGTGTACGCTGCAACTGGTGGAAGAGGTGGGATTTGCCAGCGCCTATTCGTTTAAATACAGCCCCCGTCCGGGAACGCCCGCTGCGGTGCGGGAAGACCAAGTGGCCGAAGCCGTAAAGGACGAACGTCTGCAAGCACTGCAGGCGCTCATCCGGCAATGGCTTGCCGGGGTGCTTGAGGAATCCAGACGGACGGCCCGAATTTCCGAAAAATTGGGCACCGTACTCGTTCGCCGCGATGCTCAAGCCCAGGCTGTCGCGGTGCATCTTAATAACGTTGTAGCCCTTGAGCCCATCGAAGCCCAGGCCCGGAACGTGGAGCACGCGGCGGGAGGCGAGCCAGACCCTCGAGCCGTTAATGACAGTCCAATACAGCTTCTCGCCGTTGCGGATCTCGACGTCTGTGCGGTCCGGCAACAATGGCCACAGGGCAATAGGTTCTTCAGCGCCGTTATACTCAATTTCGGCGTACCAGTTCCCCCAGGTCAGGATGTGCGCCGCGGTCAATTCTTTGAAAGTAAACGGGCTCATCATGGGATTCGGGCGAACGTGCAGAAGACGATAAGCCGAATGTTCTTTTGCTCTGCGACGAGAACTGCCCATATCCTCAAAGACACTAATAGGCAAACCGGCTTTGGCGCGGCTAATGGCGCCTACCCCGGCCCAAAACGCCGTAATTCCCATCGCTTTTTCTTGATTGACGCTGACCCCGGCAGGGGTGGACTCGCCCAGGCCCAGCGCCGCCACGATATTCGCGGAGGACAGCGGCACTGCAGGATTCTCAATGCGCGCCCGTTCCTCGACCCCGAGCATTCGCTGCAGTACCCGCTGCACAAAGTTGGCCACCAGTTCACCCCCCCTACATCGTGAACATGCCGGCCTCTTGCGCCTGGTCAGCTCCGGCTCCGATCGCGTCAGTACGCGCCTCCCAGGACAGTACAGCCGCCATGGCTACGTCGATCTTCATCGGGCTGTCGCTCCGCTCTTTACGGATCAGCCACAGCTTTTTGCCCTGGTCGTCTAACTGGGGCAGATCATGCCGGTGAGCATTGGCAATGTGCCGACTCAGCACGTCGTTGCCGTCATGCGAAATTGCACCAGTCTTGATCGCCGTGTCGAAACCCTCCAGGGCAGTGGTCATCGGCTTACGGCGGTTGGTCCACCACTCGATCCCGCGCTCGGCCCCGTGTTGGCCAGACCATTTTGCCAACCAGCCCTGCCAATAAGGCGGGTCAGCATACATACGCCAGACGTTGTACCGCTCGAAGGCCGCTGTGACCGCATCGTCCACCTCTTCGGCAGGCACATGCCAATCAACAGCGCCGTATGGGCACTCCCAGACGCCCAAAACCCACTGGTATCCAGTCTCAATATGGGTCCCGACAAGGCCCGCGGCGTCGTGAAACTGGGCCCCATCGAATCCCAAGGTGATCAAATCACCATCTTTGACCGGGCTTTTGGGTGTCGCAAGACCGTTCCAGGCCTGCGAATCGAAGGCTTTTGAGGCTGATTTGACCAACCGGTTGCACCATACCCGCTCCCAGAAAGCCCGATCAGTCGTCGGATCGCGCCATAGCTCAACAATAGCGTCGATATCACGCCACGCAGCGGCAGGGCCGGATGCTTCTATGACGGCCGCCCGGGCGCCAGCCTCGGTGGTCAGGTTATGATGGTCGCTCGCCTGGCGGTGAAAGTAAAAAAGGCGGGCATCCTTCTGCCTGCCTTCCGATATTGCCTTTGCATATTCCATCGTCATCTCGGCGACAGAGCCGCCGCCGGGTTCAGGGGCCGTGGTCGTTTCCAGCGCCCAGGTATCGGCAAGCTTGCGTTTGGGCAAGTTGTTCATCATGGTCTGGTGCGCTTTTTTTAGCCGCGGCAGTGTCCACCAGTGAACTTCGTCCG